GCTCGTGAAAGTTTGAGAGATTTGAGGAATACTTTAGTTGCAGGTCTTGAGCGATTGTTAGCAGAAAATCCATATTTGAAGTCTCTTATCACAACGAATTTAAATTTGCAAGTAATAAGGAATGAGGTAACAGATGTAGAAATTTACTATTTATCTCTCAATGAAAAGAATGCTCAATATAAGTCCGTGCTATCTTATGAATTTAATGTGATACTTATTGATGAAGTTGATAGGATAAGTAGGGAAGCATTTGTTGAAGTAAGTGAGCGTTATAGGTTAGTGCATGATTTTTCAAAAGGTATGTTAATACTTAATCCGTGTTCGCAGGAGCATTGGTTGTATAAAGAATTTGCTGAGAAGAACCGTGAAGATACTTTTATTATTCGGTCATCTACTTATGACAATTATTTGATAACTCGAGTTAGCAAGAAAGATTGGGAAGAGATGATACCGTATAGTTATGGCGGAAAAGAGTTTTTTGTAAGCAAAAACATTAGATATGAGAAGCTTTATGAGATAGGGGATATGGTGATTGCTAAGAGGTTTAATGTGTCTCATTCTTTCATAACTGAGATGGAGATGAAGCCTTTAGGTTATAGGAAGATTATGCTTGATGGTGAGTGGGGAGCATTTGATTATGGTGGTGGTTTATTTGATGATGTGTTTGATGAGCAAAACATTATTACGATTGATAACCGATTGATTGACATAACATTTGATTATACACTTTATTGTGGGGTTGATTTTGGGATTAGACATTCAGCATATGCATTGGTTGGAGTTGATTATTTAGGTAGGATTGTAATTTTAGATGATTATATTTCGGATAACCAACCACTGAAGGTATTTATTGAATACATGTTAGAGCGATTTAAAAAGAAGTATAAAATTAAACGCCCACAGTTGATAACTTATGTAGGAGATATTGCAGGAAAGAATAGAGAGATATATGATGGGTATGATTTGTTTACTAAGTTGAGAAAAGATTATGGGCTTGTTTTTCGTGGAAATCGTGTAAGAATAGTTGAGAGCATAGCGATGATAAAAGACTTATTAGAGAAAAAGAAATTATTAGTTAGCGACCAAGCTCATAGGTCATTAGAGGGATTTTTAGGAAAGTTTCAAGCTGATCATCATGGTAATTATAAGAAAGATGGATTTTATGAACATTTGCTTGATGCGATAAGATATGTTATAGTAGAGATATACAAACAAAGTAAACCACAGAAGAGTAGATATTTGAAGACACCTACCTATGTATTCCCTACCAGTTATTTTTAAATTGAGTTTACCAAGGAATAAAATATTCCGTATTGAGAAAGATATAAATAATTTTTTGAAGAAATTTGTCTTTGTTAAAGCATTTAAGTTATATTGTCCTGTGATAAGGGGTTTGCCTGATTTTTTAGTTGTTAAAGCAAAATATGATTTACCAAGTGGATTTTATGAAGTAAAAAATTGGAATAACAGTTTAAGTGAGTATCAAATTAATATGTTGAATGTATTAAGTATGGCTTTTAATTGTGTAGTGGTGCAGTATAATAAGAAGGAGCATTGTTTATATTTTTATAAATGGTCACCTCTTGACAAAGAAAATGAATTGATGTATAATATGACATAAGGAGGCAGAGATGGATTTGAACAAACTTTTTGAATGGTTAAAAGAACCGGTTGAGATTGACAATCAGAAAGCAACTGAAATACAAGAACAAGCAGAATCAGCAAAACAAGAACAAGAGGAACAACAATTACAACAGCAACCACAGCAACAAATGCAAAATCAACCAGAAGAAAAAGACATACAATCAAATCAATCATCATTCCCAGGGGCGGAATATTTAACTAATACAGATTTACATGATATAGCTGTTGGTAGGCAAAGATTTGTAGCTAAATATGCTAATTTTGAAAATTTAAATAGTTTACTACAGACAATTGAGCCCATTGCTTATCGGCAGTATGTATTAGATGTTCAAGCGGGAAGGAGACAAGGAGACTATTATACATATCTTGAAAGGGCAAAGGATTTAACACTTGAAGCAACAAAGACATTAGCAGACCAATTAAGAAGACTACAACAGTATAATCCATATTACATACCAAACAAACAGCAGGGTAAACGACCTTATACAGTAAGAGATTTGATGAGGGATTACAAGAAAGCATTGCCATATATAACGACAAAGTATCATATGATTTACCATATGGATGACCAGACCGTTGATCGGGGTAGATTAGATTTATCTACTCCAAGCGGTCTACCAATAGAAAAACAATAATAAGGAGGGATGAACCGTGGCTGATTTATTTTGGGGAGATTTAGGGGCTGAAGGTGGTAATATATCGGCAGCCAACTTTTATGATACAACTGATGCACAAGCTGTTATACGAACTGAATTATCCAAAGATTTATGGAAGATTACTTTTGCTTATTCGAACTTCAGGCGATATGTTGATAAAATTACTGGATTTTCTGAGAAGATGTCTGATAAATTTATGGTTCCGAAGGATCTATTTAGACCTGAAGATGCATTGTGGGATGAAGTAGGGGAGTTTGATGCTTTACCTGACTTTAATCTCAATTTTGGCAGGTTCTTAATTCAAATAGCTGAGAGAGGTAAACAGTTCAAGCATACTGAAAGGGCTGATTTATTTTCATTTGTAGATATTGAAGGGCTTGCAAGGGAGAAGTTTAGTCAAATTGGTGTAGCATCGATTGAAAGAGACTTGTTAATGAATGCATTTGTTTATTTAGATGTTTTGGGGATTGCTCAGTCTGGTGGTGATGTATACTATGAGACAGGTAAAACTTTAGCACCGACTAAACAATTCATGAGAGATGTTGATGGGATTTTTACCCCAATAACAATTACACAAGTAACTTATGATACAACTAATCATACTATTGATGATAAAACTCCCGCTAATTTAACAATGTCCCATATTCTTAAGTTTGCTCAAATTTTACATGACCTAAATGTTCCTTCTTACACAGGAGATGGTTATGGGACTTATTTAGTGATAATTAACAAGCAAGCGGAGAATAGGTTATTGACTGACCCAGTATTTTTCCAAGCTGTTACTTATTCTGGTGATGTAGAGAAACTATATAAAGGGTATATTGGTTCCTTCTATGGTCAGGAATTTGTAAGAGATGAGGGTAAGTATATTGACAAGTTTGTTTGTTCATTAAATCCTGAATTACAGGGCAAGGCAATTTGTATATTCTTAGGTAAGCAACCAGTGGTTGAAGCGGTGATTAGACCTGAGGCTGTCTATGAAGAGAGACCAATGGACTATGGTAGATATAAAGGAATGGCTATTAGGACTTATAGAGGAGAGAGCCCGACTTGGTTTAGTGCAGAGGGTCAGCCTGTAGGTGGTATTTTAGTAGCTGTTTAATGATTAATCTAATGAGTAAACAATGTGGACATCGAACGATGAATACATTCAACACATCTTAAAGTTTGCGGGGGTTCCGTATGAGGAGCCCCTTTCACTTTCTACTTTTTACAATTCAGTTTACAAACCACTTTTCCAAGAAGCTCTTTTAGAGATACAGAAATTTATTAATTTTTCATTCATGCGGAAGGAAGGGGAGTTTGTTCTATCTGCTGGAAATTCATCTATTAATTTAAATACTAAAAACATCAAGTTTATTCAAGCGATTTTCCCTAAAGGTAGCAACAAGGTTTTAGAAGGATTTGAGTATTCAAAATATGCAGGGTCATTGCTGTTAGGAAATCCTACGGCTTATTATTTTGATGACAATACGATGACAATTTATTTTAATGCTACACCGATTGAAGATGTTGTTTATCGGATAATTTATTACGAATATGATTTAGATAGTGACCCACATCCTGTATTGAATGAAGCACCAGAGGTGTTAAAATATTTGTATCTTGCTAAGCTTTATTTGCATTTAGGGGAGTATGATAAATATGAAAATGCCTACCAAAAATATATAGCGTTATGTAAGTTAGAAGATGGGTTGGAGAAAATAAAGAAAACAAAAACGACATTACTAAAATTAAAGCATGGATATGAAGGTTGGTGGTAGATTGCGAAATTATATAACAAAGGAAGAGCTTGATAAATTTTTTGCTAAATCTGGATATGATAGGATTTATATAAAGAATTTAGTAGTGACGGATTGGGGGTTTGCGAGTTGGGATGTGGATGAAAGAGGAGATTTAATAGTGATGTCTCTTTATGGTGATGTTAAATTATGGAAGGAATTTTTTGTAGAGTTAGTTAAGCAATTAGGGTTAAAGAATATTAAGTTTATAACGAAGCGAAATCCTAAGGCTTGGAGAAAATTAGTTGATGGTGTATATTTAGATGGATATGTGTTAAAATATAAAGTAGAGGAGGAATAATATGGGCGATATTTTTGGTGGTGGGGATAGTGAAACTACTGTAAAATATGATACTCCACCTGAGGCAAGACAGCTTGCGCAAGAAATTATTAATGAACTTCAAACTTTAAGACCTCTTGCTGAGCGAGCTGTTCCTGGTGTTCAAAGTGCTATACAACAATTTATACAGCAATATCAAGATTGGTTAGCACGAAGTCCTGAATTTTTTGAAGAAACACAAGGACGAATAGGAGAGCTTGCTACACAAACAAAGCAACAATTACAAGATGTATTTGAAGGTTCAATAGAAAAGGCAGGTGAATTTTGGGATGAAGCAAGACAAACTTTATTAACAGACATCCAAGAAGCTGAAGAAAAAATTCCACAAATTTACGAACAAGCAAGAACACAAACTAAAGAATTAACACAAGAAGTTCTACAGGATGCATTAAGAAATACAATAAGAAAATTGTCATTACAAGGACTTGTTAGTCAAACTGCAGGCACTCAAGCAATGGCTGAACAATTTAGGCAATATGAATATGAACCTTTACAAAGATTAATTGAGGCTGAAACTAGTGCAAAGCAAAGATTACAAGAACAAGCTTTAGGATATAAAACTGATATAGGAGAAAAGAAAGCTGGTGCTCAAGAAAGGATGTTAAGTGATTATGCAAGCAATATTGCTAAAACATTACAAAGTGCAATGGCATTACAAGCTGGCATAACTGGGCAACAATTACAACATCAATTATCTTTACCAGATACTTATCGAGCAATTATGCAAGCACAACAGCAATATACACTTACTCCATTTGAATTAAGAAGGACATTACTTGGAACATTAACGGGTTCAGTTGGACCATTACAATCATTAGTCCCTGCGAATGTTACTCAATCAGCAAGTGGTGGTGTTAATCCAGTTCTTGGTGGATTGGCAGGAACGGCGGGGACTTTGGGTTTATTTAAGTTATTTGGTCTTATTTAAGGAGGATAAAGATGACAACTCAGGTTTTAGATCCTTTGTCCTTGCTCATGTTAATTAATGCTCAAATGTTCGGAAGGAGCCCTTGGGATACAACTACAGAAAGACCTACTACAAAAGACTTAGCAACTTTATCGGTTCAGAGGGCAAGTCCATATGGTAAAGTAACGATTAAGCAACCGGAGATGACTTGGAGTGATTTTATTCAGGCAGTGATTTTGCCGATGGTATCGGATTTATTTACAGCAAGAGAATTGAAGAAGCCTATATTAGATGATAGAACGATAGAACGATTAAAGAAAAATGTTCCTGATATAGATAAGTATGTGCAGAAGGATGAGAAGACAGGTCAGTATAAGTTTACAAATATAGATGAGGCACCGCAAGCTGTAAAGGAAGTATATAATAAAGTTAAAGAAATTGAGCAAGCAAGGCAAAGAATATTAAGGAATCCGAGAAATTTTTTGAGACCTGGGACTTTATCTTTGATAATGCAAAATCCTAATATAGCGAGCACTTTATTTGATGTAACAGGGCAGATTGAGCAAAGCATTAAGGCTGGGCAGAAGAAAGAAGCGATGAAGAATGTAACGGGTAAATTGTTAGAAAAATTAGGAATAGACAAAAAAGATTTAGAAGGATTAGATTGGGAAGATTTGCAACCATTAATGCCGTTTATTCTTACGAGTATATTTAGTAATTTTAATCCGACAATTACAACAGGGGCTCAAAATGAGTGATTTAATGCTTGACCCTTGGGATTATTTTATAGAAGAAGCAATACCTTATCACGGTAAAATTAAAAAACAACAGCAACAGCCTAATCAACAAGCTCAATCACAAATTAAACCACAAGATAAATCAAAAACACAACAAAAGGTTAAATCAAAATCAAAGTCAAGAACTAAGCAACCTACTACAAGTCAACAATCATTAAAACAAGATTTATTCAATGAAATTAAAGCTATTCTTACAGGTCAAAAAAGACCACAAGAAAGCAAATTGTTCGAGGATATAAATAAAGAACGGGAACAGGTAGAAAAAGATTTACAAAGTGTTAGACAAGAATATAATATGAAATTAAAAGAACTTGCTGAGTTTACTAATAAATTTAATGATGCACATAGTAAGATGATTGGTTTATTTGCGTTAATGTTAGGGAAAAGTGATTTAGCAAAGCATACAAATGAGCATTTATTTGATAAGATGAGGGAGTTGGTATTGTATTATCCTGTTGATGTGGTTCCATTAGCTATGAGAAGTTTGGTTACAGGTTATTTTGCAGGAAAGCAAGCTGGTATAGATACGGATGGTATGAGTGTAGGTGAATTAATAACAATGGGAGAAAATCCAGAATTTGTATCAAAGTTATCTCCGAAGAGTTTAGAATTTTTAGGTCAATTGATAGATGCGATGCCACAAATTTTTCAAATGAAAGTTGCTCCTTATAAAATTATGTTAGATAAATTGCAAAATGAAGCGAAAATTTTAGAGGCAAAGCAAACACATCAAGAAAATATGTTAAACAAATTATTACAACTTGAACAAATACGATTAGGAAAATTAGCAACTGTAGCGAATGTTTTATCATTATTCGAGTATAGAGAAGGGCAAATACAAGTAAAAAGAGAAAAATTAGCATTAGATAAAGCTAAAGGTAAAGAAAAGCAAGAAACAAGTAATATAATGGCACCAGAAATACAAAAAGCACTCCAAGATTTATTTTCTAAATAACCATGGGACTAACTGATATAATCTACAATTTACGGGTTAAGTTTTTTGGTTATAATGAAGATGATGTATTAAGTTTTATTGCATATCCAAAGCAATCGGAATTAAGCAAGCTTCTAAAGGACAAGCGGTCAAGGGAGCAATTCTTTTCTACGGTTCGTCAATTCGCTCAAAAGAAAGGTATAGATCCGAATACTGTATCACAAGCGGTATCAAGGTATATATTACAAAAAGCAAAAGATAATGATTTAATACGGTCGGAAATTCTTACGACACCTCGTTTACAAGATTATGAAATGATTATAGGGATTGATGAGTTGGGGAGATATGCGTTTGGTGAAAAGGATCCAGGGATGGGGTTTGTTCGTGTGTTAGATGTTGCAAATGTTGGTAAAAAGATACGGAAGGAAGAGCATGATAAATTTGTCGCTAATGTAAGGAATACGATATACATGGCATATCAAGTTGACAGGACAATTGAACGAATAGATAAAGCGTTAGATGTAGCAAGTGATTTATCATTAGTTTTAGGATTAGGTGGATTAGCAACGAAAGGAGCATTATGGTTAGGTAAGAGAGTATTAAAAGATGTAGCTAAAGAAGCTTTGGGGAAATCATTACTTGTTAAGGTTGCGAATGAAGTTGCTTCGCTTGGGATTAAGGCAGGGGATATTGCATTTGTCGGGAGTGAATTAGGTAAAGCAACATTAAATACAGTAGCAAAGGGGTTGCCGTTATCATATTCATTAGACCATTTAGTATTTAGTGGGATTTCTTTAGCTGGATTTTTAGGGTCAAAAACAACAAAAGCAAAGGAAGTTATTCAGAGGATTGAAGGGACACCATATACAACGGTTGATGATATTAAAAGAACGATAATTGAAAACCAACTTCCTATAATTGGATATGATTTAAATCTTACAGCGGATGAAGCATCTAAAATGTTTGTTTCAAAGATAAGAGGTTATGTTGAGGATAGAGCTGGTAAGAAGTTATCTTTAGAAAATTTAGAAAATTTTAATGTTATAGCAATACGACAAATAGAACAGCTTCAAGATCAATTAAGAGTTAATCCATTGCTTGTGGCTGATGCTTTTCTTGAGCCACATAAATATGTGCATAAAATTCATGAAATATATGATGGAATGAAAAACTTTATAGCTACAAATGAAGAAAAATTTATTCAATTAATAAATGAATTACCTGAAGGACGACTTGAGCTTGTTAATATAGAACCAGAGTTATTTGAATTTTTCCATATGAATACGACTAAAGTATTTGGGAGTAGGATAAGGTTGCTATTGAAAAAATTTAGAGAAGATGCAAACATTGATTTTAGTAAATTACGAGTAAGGTTAAAGGGCACTTTTGTAGAATTACAGCCTGAAGATGTTTACATGAAAGATTTTGACATTTTGCTTAATGATTATGTAAGAAAAGCAATAAAAGATGCAAAACCATCGGTAGAAGTTGAATTTATACTGAAAGATGGAAACACTGAAAAACTGTTAAAAGAGTATGGTTTACCTACAATTTATATTCCTACTTACGATTATCGTAAAGTGATGGTTGTATCAATCAAAGAAGGCGAAGAAGAAAAAGAAATTTTAGTTGATATTCCAGCGGTATTAATAGGTGCTCTTGGTGAAAAGTTTAAAGGAGATATTGCAAAGATTAACAACTTCTTAAGAAATTATGTAGAAAAAGTTAAAGGATTAGAAACAGGAAAAGTGAAAGATATTCTTTACATTTATGACCCGATGAGCCAACTGTTTCCTTCTACGGTTATTCGGGAAATGGGTTGGGATAAATTAAAAATTTTAGATGAATGGTTAAATCTCTTTCCTGATGAAGAACTAAAAGAAATAGGATTACATAAAGGTAGAGCTACAAAATTATTGGAATTTGGAGAAAATATATCAGAAGCGTTTAATCAATTTGCTATACGACAACAAAAAATCCATCTTGAAAATTTATTCAAAGAAATTAGAGCTGACTTAAAAAACTTATTAGGATATGATCCAAAAGATAGAATACGAACTGAAACTTTAATTCAACAAGCATTAGAAGAAGCTGAAATAACTGATAATCCTGAAATAAAAAAAGCGATTTATCATTATGCTGAACAAATTAAGCAACTTAAACCAATGATAAAAGATCTTAAAGCAAAGTTTACAGATCCTAAAAAAGCAAGTCTTGCCGAAAAATTAACACGAAACTTTCAAAAAGCTGAAACAATAATTGAAAAATTAAGTAAAAATCCAATTGAAGAAACACGAAAAAAGATAATTGAATTAATTTATCAAGAAAAAGATCCTCGATTTCTTAGAAAATACGGTCAAGGATTTGTCGATGTAATGATGCTTCATCAATTGGATCCTGAATTAGCTTTTGATTATTTAGCTCGAGCTTATACAAGACCTTGGACTGCTGATAAGAGATGGTTATTAAGTTTTGTAAGACATACTGATGAAAGATTATTTACGGATCCATTCTTAAAAGAAACAGATTTCATTAAAACTTTAGAGCTCATTCGAGACTATCAAGGAAGAGATACGGCAAGAAGCAAATGGATTAAAACAATTGGAAATTTTTCAAAAATATACACAATGTTTTTACCACGGATTGCGATGGGTGCAGGTATTCAATTATTCAGTGCTATATCTCAGCGGTATCCAAGTTTTAGATTTTTCCAAACACCAATTGATACAATAAAAGAAGTAATATCAAATCCAGAACTTAGAGAGTATTTGTTCAAACAATTTAAAGAAGAATTGCATCATGAAAATTACTTGTCATTTTGGATTAGAGCTGTTGAACCATTTGTGCAGACAATTTTCTATAATGAACTACTTAAAAATCCTGCATTCAGAAAGGAAGTATTAAAAGATTTTGGTCATGTAGCGATAAAGGAATTTACACCTACAGATGCTAAGTTATTAGCTGAACATTTAGCCAATTTGATAGATAGTCCTGCGGCGATTTCTCCATTTATGGGTGCAACTTTTGGTAAGTTAGCATATATACAGAGTTGGTTCCCTTATGTTGTAGCACCATTCCAAATAGCTGTTCAATCATTTGCTAAGAGTTTTACTTCTCCTAAATATGCTATGAATTTCTTTAAACATTTAATAATTGGTTCAACAATTTTACCAGCTACTATTACACAATTTAGTGGAGTTGTAGATACAATTAAAAATACATACGAAGGTTTATCAACTGTTTATCATACTATTGCATCAATACTTACAGGCAATCCTGAACCAATTCAATCATATCTTGAGAAACAAGAGCCTGCATTTGCATCAATATGGAAATCATTATTTAGTAATTTAACTGATATACCAAGGGATGAATTGACAGGTAGGTTGTTTCATGATTTAGGTTTAATGTTAGCTTTACATGGTGATAATGTAGCTTGGCAATATGTTAAGTCGGGGCTTGATTTCTTAGAAAAGCATTTAGATTTAGCAAATAAGAATATATTCTCGGCTGGGTCAGTTAGCACATCATTTGAAGTAACGATGCCTATATTAGAAACGGCAATACGGTTAATTAATAATTTAACTGTTTATGAAAAAGAGCAACCACAACAAGCTGGAAGAGCTTTATTAGAAACATTAATGCAAACCATACCAATTGCTAAAAACATCAAATCAGGTATCTTAAGTGAGCTAACTCAATATGGTAGGGTAAGTGATAATAGTGTATTGAAATATTTTGATGATGAAGATTTAGCAAAAGCGACAGGTCTTGGATATTTCCTTGGGGTAATGATTAAACATCCTGTAACAGTAGCAAAAGTATTTGATACGATGTTTTTAGGTGGGTTTGGAGAGGCTGTTGGTCGTGTGGTAACTGGTGAAGAGAAACGAGCTTTATTCCTGCCTAAGGTTACCGATGCAAAAAGCTACAAATTAAAAATTTTAGGCAATGAAGAATATGTATTGCAATCTCTACGGCAAATTGAAGATCCGTATACAAAGAAAAATGTTCTCTTGCGGTTTGCTAATGTGATGGATAATTACTTTAATGAACGATACATCAAGAAGACAGATAGACCACCAGAAGAAGAAATTAATATGTTCAAGAGCTACCTAAAATTTATGACCTATGACCCGAGTATTTTAGATGAGACTGACCTTAAGTATATGGTAGAGGTTGCAAATAAGGCTGGATATTACTTTAAAGAGAAATATGGATTAGAAGATCAGCAATTACATGAATTCTTAGCCAAAGCTCTGGATGAACTCAAAATAAGAACTAAACTTAGAGGACGGACGCTTCCCCCTGAAACGGTATCTCAAAATTCTTAAATAGATAATTCCACATTTCAGTTCCTACCTCGTCTAATGCTTTAATGTATTCTTGAGCCTCCTCTTGACTATCACATTCTATTTGTATCTCATCGTGTATAAGGTTAACTATCTTGGCATTTGGATATTTTTTTGTAAATAAGACTACTGTTCC